ATTTTGATGTAACTAATGTTAAATTATGTGCTGATGATAAAAGGATTGTTCAAAATATTAATGGTGAAGATATATTTTTTGTGATTTATGGTAAGAATTATGAAAAAGGTGAAAAACAATATCTTAATAGGTTCACTGGTAAGTGGAGTAATACAAGCTTTGGAAAAGATATTGATGCACACGAAGTCTTATGGTATTACCGTTATGATTTAGGGTGTAATGAATATGGGATACCACTTATTGCACCAGGGATACAACTTATTGAAATTGAACTTGGTAGACTTAATTATATTATTGATTTCTTTGTAAACTTTGGAATGCCAGCTTGGATTGTTAGTATTACAGGTACTTTCTATGATGAAGAAAATAACAGATATTTAGCAGATGGAAGTATTAATCCAAACTTTGATGTAACAAAAACATTACGATACAAAATAGGTCAGCAAATACAAGAAATAATAGATGGAGGCCGTCATGGTGCTATTGTTATGAGTTTTCCTACAACTATGGGTCAAGACCCTGTTCAAGTTACTATTACACCACTTGCAACAGATGTAAAAGAAGCAAGTTTTAGAGGATTAAGGGAGGATGATGCAAAAGATTTATGTGGAATGATGGGTGTAGATTATAATCTTATTATGGGTAGTGTGACTGGTGCAATGGGAAATAATGCTGTTGATAGTTTACTTGCACAGCATAATGATAATAAAGTGAAACCAACACAAAATGAAATACTTAATAAAATTAATAAGTTGTTACTATTTGAAAATGAAACTACTTTTATTAATGACATTAGTAATATGAGGTTTAAATTACTTGATTTCATTGAACAGAACATTACAGAACAAGTTTTAAGAGATAAAGAATTAGTTCTTAGTGGTTTAATGACTGCAAGAGAATTCCAGAACAAGTATAGTAAAGCATTAGGAATTACTAGTGATGATGAAGAACCTCTACTTGATGAATATTGTATACAAGGTGTTCCACTTGCAGCAATTGCTGGAAAAGGTGTTATAACTGATGATGATTTAAACTTGTTGGAAGATCAAGTTGTAAAGGCTGGTGTTGATTTTGAAAGAAAGTATAGAAATATTTTACAAGCTAAAAGCAATGCAAATAAAGGACCATTTTCTGTTATCAAAGAAGCAATTAGAAGATGAAAAAATAACAGAAATTAATCTTAAATATGCTTTGGAAGATTGGTTTGAAAAAGTATTAACCAGTATTCAAAACAAATTAACACTAGAAAATAATATGCTTACATACTTATTTCAAGTTGAAGAAATAGTGAAAGAACACAAAGAAGAGTATTTAAACATATTATCCGATAATATACAAGACTATTACATACAACATAGTGAAATAATTGAAGCAAAAACTAATAATAAAATAGCACAGAAAACACTAGATACAAGTTTCTTACTAAGTGCAGCAAACAAAAAGCAAACAAAAATAGAAGATTTCCTAGATTACAATTACAACACAGACAAAGCTTTAAACGAACAAATAAAAAAGAAACTAAGATTTAATAACAATGTTCAACACAGTTTAGACAGATATTTAACTTATGATTTAAATATGGGTGGTTTCATACCTAGTGATCTTACAAGAAATGAATTATTAGCATACGAAATAGATCAAGCAGTAATAGAATATATGGCAGATAATGTATTTATTGCAAGTGAAAGCACCCTTGAAAGAGTAACACAGGAAATATATAATATTATATCAGAAAGTTATGCAGAACAAGGAAACGGAATAAACCAACTAACAGAGGACATACAAAACAAGTTTTCCGAACTACAAACATTTGAAGCAGAAAGAATTGCAAGAACAGAAACATTAAAAGCACAGGGTCATGCAACTTATAAAAGACTTGTAAATAATCCTAATGTTGAATATGTACAATGGGTTTCAACAGACGATGACAGGACAAGAGAAAGTCATATTGAATTAAATGGTGAAATTACTTTTGCAGATGGGAATGGAATTTTTAGTAATGGTTTAAAATTTCCTGGTGATACTGATGGTGCTATTGAAGAATGGATTAATTGCAGATGTACTCTTGTTGCTTATATTCCTGAAATTGGATATGTTGCACCAGCTGGTGCTACTAGTTGGAGGGAGAATGAAATGGTATTTGATAACTCATTAGATATACCAGATGTTAATATTGAACTTGATGAATATCTGGCTAGTTGGTGGTGATGTTAGTGTTATATGATGAAGTGGAAAAAATATGTGCATCTTTTTTTGCTAATGTGGACTGTAGAAGTTGTAAACATAAAGAAAGTACAACTTGTGAGTATTGTACAAATTGTTCTACTAGTCCTTTGTTGTATGAAGCTGATTATCATCATTTACATTTATTAACAAAAGAGATTATTAAAATAGTGAAAGAAAATGAAAAAGATGTTTAAATTAAATGATAATGGTAGTATAACAATACAACTAAGAAACAATGAACAAAAAGAATGTAATAATATACACCTAGCAATATTATATGCAAGAAGAAAGTGATTAACTATGAGTGATGGATATTATGAATATAGATTACATGAAATAACAGAAATACTTGGAAGTGGTATAGAAGAAGCAAATCCAGAAATAGCAGAACAATTAAAACAGGAAAGAAAACAGTTATTACATGAACTTCGACACACTGAAAGTTTTCCAACAAACATTAAATAATATAAATTTATTTTATTACTCTTTTTTTTATGTGGCTGTGAATTAATAATTTAATAGTGGGTTCAATTCCCACCACAGCAATAATAAGAACAACTTATCAAAAAAAAAAATTTTTAAATAATAACCAATGAATTTTTTGATTATACATCTTTTTACAATCCTTTTTTTTTATTAGATTTGTTGGTAGGTTGTTCAATAGTATTATATTCAATAATAAATTAATAGGATTGTAAGAAGATACTATTGGATTTGAAAGGAACAAAAAAATAATTAGTATACTTTTATTTTTTTATTTAATAAAAGTTATTTTTACAAAAAAAATATTAAACATTGAATAATTAAAAATCTAGGAGGTTCAATTCCTCCCAAATCCAACTTAAATAGTTTAATGTGATCTTAATGTGTAAATATATTTTAACCTATGGAAAGGATCAACTTGTGCAAACAGTATTTTATGATAAGCAAGAGTTATTATGTTTTGTTAAAACACTTCAACAATATCATTTCTGGTTTCGTATTGAAAAAATAAAACAATAAAAAATAAATGGGTTGTTACTGGTCAGCAGTACAAAATAATATATTTTGTGATGGTGCAAACCCATCAACACCCACACCCCTTTCATATTAATTAAGCTCATTTTATAATAAATGGATTAAACCTGTAACTAATGGTTAATTCCATGATTAAATATATATAAACTATTACTAATATTATTTACTTTTTATGAGGTGATTAAAATCACACAAAGAACAGTAATAGGTCCAATATTAGTCCCAGACACACCAGACTGTGATTATAATGCTGGGGAAGAACTATTAAGCAACAAAAAAATAGAACACCTAAAACAAACATTTAAAGATTATAATATCATTGATTACCAACATCAGTTCACAGATGAAAAACAACCTTACTTCATGCAAAACATAGGAACACCTAAAAGACTATGGTACAATGATAAAGAATTATCATTTGAAGATGTAACAGGTGCAACAGTAACTGTTCCACCTAAAACATTATGGCTTGAAAGTGATATCACAGATGAACGAGTAGTAAAAGAAATTGATGATAAAGAAATTGTTGCTTATAGTGTAACTGTAAGTGAAAAAAGTGATGCAGAACAAGTGATGCAAGTATACAACAAGTTATGCACTAAAAATGCAAACAAACAAGAAATTGACTTAACACAAATAGCTGAAATACATAACAAAATAAGCAGTAAAAGAACATTAATCAAAGACATAAAAGACCCTGTACTACTTACAACTAGTGTTGTTAAATTTCCATGTGTAAACAAAGCAAAGTTCTGTAAAAACAGTTTAAAACAAACAGATGAAAGTATTGGTGAAATTATGACAGAAAATGAACCAGAAACCAAAGTAATAAAATCTGATGCTAATAAAACATTCTTAGAAACAATTCAAGATGCTGTAAACAAATACAGATCAATGAATAAACAAGAGGAGGAAACAGGTTTGAAACTTGAAGATGTAAGTGGTTTACTTGACAAGAAATTAGAAGCTTTAAAAACAGAAATCAAGTCAGAAAATAAAGAAGA